TTACTTATTGCTGTTCTCGCACTTCTGGTTTGCGACGCCGCAGGAGGTCTTGCAGGCAGACTGGCAAGAAGTCTGGCACTCGCCGCAGCCGCCGGTCACGACGCTCTTGGTCAGGTCACGAGTAGCGATAGTCTTAATACGTTCCATAGTTGAAAACCTCTCTAAGCTCCAAAGTTTTGCATACAGCTCTCTGTATACAGTGTTATCTTTATGTATGATAACACGATGTGCGGATTCTGTCAAGATTTTGCGGGCAGGTTTTTATCCCAGCGGCTGATACTTTTTCAGGATGGTGTGCAGCCCCAGCTCCCGGGCGCGGGCCAGCAGGTAGCGGTAGCGGCACAAAAGCGCCTGCCGCTCGTAGATGCGCTGCTCGATGAGGTCGGAGTCCACCTCGAGGTCGAACATCATCGCGTTCCGCCGCAGGCAGAACAGGCACTCTTTCAGCTCTTCTTCCAGCTCGGGGTGGTAGCGCTCGTGCTCGTTGTCGCGGGGGATGCGGGACGAAAGCAGAGTCTGGGTGGTCTTGGATGGGGTTTGCAGCATAAGGCGTCCTCCTTTATAAGTAGAAAATCAGGTACACCTTATTGTATGGTGCGGAACGTGCAGAAAATGCCACAAGAGAGTGCAGAAGAAATTGCTTCTGCACGGTCAGGCGTCGGCTTCTCTGAATTGCTCGAAAGTACGTCTGAATCGCGGCTTGCAAGAAAAAAGTACAACTTTTTTCAAAAATCTGCTTGACAAAACGCGCAAAGGCGGCTATAATAGCACACGTTGACCGGCTCAATGCCGCGAAACACAACAGGATATTGGGGATTTGCATAGTGGTAGTGCGGTAGACTCTGACTCTACTTGTGGGAGTTCGATTCTCTCATCCCCAACCAGACGCTTCCCAGTCGAACATCCATTGTTCGACTGGGAATTTTTGTTTTCGGTGGATTTAGAAATGTTGAAGTGGATGATCAGCTCCCGGTTGGTCAGCTCGACCTTATCGACAAAGGTATCCACAAGGCGGCGGCAGTAGGCGCTGGTGCGCTCGGACGGGGAGACACGGAACTGCTCAAGCAGGAAGATGACCTCGTCACGGCTCAACGTAAACGGCTCCGGTGTGGAGAGCGAGGCAAGCTGGTGATCGAGGGCGCTTTCCTGCTGCTCCAGATCGGACAGCCGGGAGGTCAGGGCGGCGCTGGCGGTGCCGTTTTCGATGGCGCTCAGGATGTTGCCGATTTTGCGGCGGATCTCAGCAAGCGCCTGCTCCAGGGCTGCACGCTCCGGATCGGGGCGGGACGCCTCGGCCTGCTGCAAGCTCACGATGGCGTCTGCAAGCTGCTGGATGTTTTCCGGCCGGAGCAGCAGATTGGAAGTGGACTCCACTACGAGCTTTTCCAGCACATCCTTCGGCATATTTTTCCGGGTACAGGGGCGGCCAAGGCTGCGGCCCGGACAGGAATAGTAATGATAGACGCGGCCAGAGGGGTTGTGGCCGCAGATGCCCTTCATCAGGCAGCCGCATTCGCCGCAGTACAGCTTGCCGGAGAGGATATAGTCTGCCTTGGCTGAGTGGGGAGCACGGCTCTGACGGTTGAGTTTGATCATTTTTTGTGTCCTTTCCCACAGGTCGTCGTCGATGATGGGCGGGATAGCGCCCTCGATGCGGACGTCGAACTTTTTGCTGACGTATACGCCGCGATACCTCTCGTCGCGGATGATGCGGCTGATGCTGCTCTTATCAAAAGGATTGCCCCGGACGGTGCGAAGGCCCATGCCATTGAGCCGTCTTATGATGGAGGCGATGCTGAGGCCGCTTGCGTACAGCTCAAAGATAAGGCGCACCGTATCCGCACCTGCCGGATCTATGACGTAGTGCTTGGTGCTGTCTACCGTCAGACCCAGAGGGGGAGTCCGGCCCAGAGTCTGGCCTTTGAGGGCTGACTCCCGCATCCCCCGGCGGGCCTTCTCGGCCAGCTCGGCGGAGTAATACTCGGCCAGAGCCTCCATCAGGCCCTCGATGATGATGCCCTCGGCGCCCTCGATGTTGCTCTCGGCGGCATAGATGACGCTGACACCATTGTCACGCAGCTGCTTTTTGTACACGGCGCTGTCGTACCGGTTGCGGGCAAAGCGGTCGGTCTTCCAGCAGATGACCAAGTCAAAGGTGCGCTTTGCGCTGTCATCGATCATCTGCCGGAACTGGGCGCGGTCGTCTGTTTTGCCGCTGATATGGCGGTCCACATACTCGCGCAGGATGGTCATGCCGTGGGCGCGGGCGTAGGCCTCGCAGTCCCGGCGCTGGCCCTCGATGGACTGCTCCGTCTGGCGGCTGCCGCCAGAGTAGCGGTAGTAGGCGACAAGGCGGGGCTGTGTGCTCTCTTTTTTTCTGGCCACAAAAACTCCTTTCCGACTTGCTTGCCGATGCACATGAGGTATGGTATACTGGATGTGTCAGCAGGCAGAGAGTCATTGACTGCGTTGTTTTTCTCCGACATGCACCCCATGCGCGCCCCGGCGGCTTTTATCGTACAAGGCTGCCGGGATCTTTTTTTGCACAAACGCCCCCGCTGGTGGAAACACTGGCGGGGGCGTCTGGTTATGTATCGGCGCTCAGGAGGTCGGCGGGTTTGATGTGCAGGATGTCGCAGAGTGCAAAGAGATTATCGATTTTGGGCTGGCCTGCGCCTCGCTCATAATAGCCGATCGTGCCGATGGTGACACCAAGCTTCTCCGCAAGTTCCAGCTGCGTCAGCCCGGCGGCCTGCCGTGCCTCCCGGATGATGCGGGCGGATTCGGGGTGGCTGCGGGTGGACATAAATAAGCACCTCGATTCTAAATTATAATCTGAATTATAAACTAAGGATTGAAGATTACGAACCACTCCACCGCCAAGCGTGGCGGAAGCCTTTGGATTCGGCTTCCGCAATCGTCGAAGCATAAAAATCACCATCGGAAGGGTTGATTATGACTCGGTCATACTGTTGGTCAAACGGTAAGTGATAGATTTGATCTCCATCTTTTGAAACATTGCATTTAATAAGAGGGTATTCTTTCAAGGGAAAATTCTCGACAACAGTGATGGCAAGATAGTCAGCGCAGGACTTTGCTAAATCTGAAAGAGAGGTGGTTGTAATAAACAGGCTTCCAACTGTGCAATCAGGGTGTTCCATTTTTTGAAGAATAGTTGTTCCATAAAGCTGAAAAATATGTTTCTCGTGAATTGTTTTTTCGACAGACCATCTCTTACATTGAATAACGTACATCTTTTTGTCTTTAGAAATAATCAAATCACGGCCCATGTCTTCAAGGCCTTCAGTTGCACCGAAATAGCGAACCTTATAACCTTTTTGCTCGTAACAGTAACCGACATAACGTTCATACTCGATGCCAACCTGCCAATTGCTTTTTTGCCGGCCAGAGTACCGATCGAGTGCAAGCTGAAGCCTGTCTGTTTCGGAAAGCGTCTGGTACTCCTGTGGAGAAAGCCAATTTTTTAATGTTGAATATTCGTTTTCTGGAGTAGCAGCAATATTTATAACGGATGCCAGATCGTCCGCACTGATCTCCTTAAAATCAGAAAGCCATGGAAAAACACTTTCGTAAAGAGAAAGCTGATACTCGAGCAGTTTGCATTGCTCTTGAAGTGTACGTTTTTGACAAGAGATCTCACGAACCTTTTCTGCTGCGGTAAATGCGGGACGCACTTTATTCTCCAGATTGGAAGCCGCTTTCAAATCGATCAAATAAAGGCAATCGGCAAATTGTTTGGCAAAGTAAGGAGTGTCGGGGTGTTCTGCATGCAAAATGGAATCCAACATGGCTTGATTTTCCTTTAATTGCTTTTCACGTTCAGCAAGAAAACGTTTCTGACAATCAAGATCAGCCATATAAGAAGCTAAGGCCTGCTGACGGTGAACATCCAAATTATTACGAGCATCGGCCGCCATTGTATTAAGGCGTTCGATTTCCTGCTGCTTTCTGGAAATGGTTTCGTCTAATGAAGCAATCTTCTGAGAATAATCTTTTTGGCGGGCAAGAAGCTGCTGATCCCGAATTTTCAAAAGCCGCTGGGTTTCAAGGTTTAGGTTCTTTTCGGCGCCTTGCTCGAGTTTTTTGTAGGTTTCATAGGATTCTGTCAGCTTTTCGATCCACTGCTTCTTTTGAGCGATTTCAGCATCCAGACGAACGGCAGTTGCTTCTCGTGAATGCTGCTCTTGCTGATGTCCGGTCTTATTACCCCATAGGTAGCCAACAGTCAGAGAAAGGAGGGCAGAACCGCCAACGATATAGTATAAAAGCAATCGGAAATCCTCCAGACCTTTTTACTTGAATATAGAGGAGGAACCTGCAAGGGCAAATGATGTTAGCCGCTTTCTCATTTATGATCCCTCCATATACAGATTAACCGCTTTGGTACAGCCAGAGCGGTTATTTTTTATGCTTCCTTTGCGCCCAGGCCAGACGCAGGGCATTTTTTATAATAGCCGGTACGGCACAGATCCTCGGCGTAGTCCATCACCTTAGTCTGGCCCTCTTCGTTGAGCTGGTCGAAGTTATCCAGTAGCTTTGCCTGAGCGGGGGTGAGTTGAGTCTTACCGTTTGCGGTATCGTCGGACAGGTCGTCGAGAGTATAGCCCATGCAGTGAACCACGGCGGAAACAGTGGACAACTGGGGGTCTTTTGTCTGACCAGCAAAGAGCTTGTTCAGAGTGCCTTTAGGTACACCAGAGGCGCAAGAGATTTCTTCAATCGTCATGCTACTGCTCTTTTTCAATCGATTTAAATTTTCAAGCCACACGGGAATTTTCTCCTTTCGTAGTATGGCTCCATTATAGATAATAGAACCCAGCAAGTCAATAATAAATTACCGAATTGTATAAAATATTTCGGGAACGGTATTGACAATTACCGTTTAAGGATGTAGAATCAAAGCGGATTTACCGTATACGGTAAATCAAAACGAGCGAAAGGAGCGTAAGCGATGGACAATTTGAAAGCTGAGATGCAACGGAACGGCCTGACGGTAAAGGACATTATGAGCACGATTGGATGTTCAGAGAAAACTGCCCGAAACAAAATCAATGGAGAAACTGATTTTACATACCCGGAAGCTGAAAAAGTTCGGAACGTGCTTTTCCCGGGGCTGAGGATGGAATATCTCTTTTGCCAGCATCGCAGTTGACCGCTGACCCACCGAAGAGTGCGGGAGGAAGGAGGAAAGGCATGGAAGAAATGCTGAAGGATCTGAACGGGCCGTGGAGCAACGCGGCCTGCATGGGCTACTGCCTGATCGCAATGCGGCGGGCGGGGCTGAGGCCCACGGCACAGCGCCGGGTGCTGCTGGTGCTGGAAGATGTGTTTGACGATGTGAGCATCGAGGACGCTGAAAAGGCTGGATATGACAATAAGGAGGCATAAAAATGAACCGTTACATGATCGTGATCCCGGCGAAGAACCGGAGTTTTATGCTCAAGTGCGACGAGGGGGACGGCGCGAAGCTGGAGACCCTGCAGAAGCTGGTGAGCGGATATGTGGAGACCGTGCCGTCGGCGCTGGACGCCACCTGGGCGCGGGAGGAAGCCGACCGGCTGGTGCTGCTGGCGGACGAGGACGGCCGCCTGAAGTGCAAGCCCGCGAACCAGAAGGCCACGCAGCTTGCCCCGGCGGACGTCACGGCGAACGGCAAGCTGCCCATCGTGGGCGCTGCCGTGCTGATGTTCCAGCGGGGGGACAAGCTGATGGGCTTTAGCAAGCACGTGGCCGACACCATTTGCAGCGAGTGGCTGGAATGAAGAGGTGAGACATGAGCCAAGAAGAACGCCCCTTTGACCGGTGGCAGGCGCGAGCACTGTGCCAGATGATGCGGGATTTTTACGCGCAGCCGGAGAACCGGGCCGCATTTGAGGTGTGGCAGGCGAACCGGAAAAAAGAAAGGCCCGCCGATGCTGGAACACCGACGAGCCAGATAACGATAGGGGACAAAACCTATCAGGTGGAGTATACCACAACGAAAGCAAAAATACCAGTATAGGCCGAATCATAAGGAGAATTGCAATGAAAATGAAGATACAGGTGCTTTACCTGACCGGCACTGCGCTGCTGATCGGCGCGGCGGGGGTGGGCGACAGCATCACCTTTGACGCCGTGGGCGGCTGGACGGGTGCGGTCATCCTGGCCGTGCTGATGGCCGCCGGCGGCATCGTCTGCTGGGGCTATGGCCGGGGTCTGGAGATCGAGCAGGCGGAGAAGGCGCAGCTGCGCCGGTACTGCCGGAAGCTGAAGAGCTGCCAGAGGGCAGCGGAAGAGAAGAACGACAGACACAGTGCGTAAAGGAGAAGAGTGCAATGGTACGGATCGAAATGAAGAAGATAGCAGAGGGGCAGGTCATGCTTGCCATTGAGGCAAAAAAAGAAACGCCGGATGAGGTGCTGACGTGCGCTGCCCGGGGCTTTGTGGGTGTGGCGAGGAATCTGCTGGGGCCGATGTCGTCCAACCCGCAGTTTGCCGAGGAAATTTCGAGGGGCATTAAGGTGATGCTGCTGGATACGGAAGGCCTCAAGGCAACGCGGGGCGTAGAGGGCAAAGAAGCAAAGTTTATGGCAACACTGTACGGAATGAATGCGGGGGAGCAGAAATGAAGCTGGAAGAATACGAGCAGATCCTGCGCACCGGTACGCCCAGCGACCGGGCGCGGGCCATCGCCGCAGCGAGCGACGACAAAGAGGTGAGCGACGAAGAGTTCCACCAGCTGGCGGCGCTCATCAAGGGCGCTGTCCGGCCCAGAGCCCGGAAGATGACGCCGGACGAGGCGAAGCTCTGGGCGGAGGTGAGCCGGGTGAACACCCGGCTGAAGCAGGAGATGGTGGCAGCCAGCTTTACGGTGCGGGCCTTGCCGGGCGACCTGCAGGAGGACGCCATCAACATCCTCTCCAAGACCGTGAGCGGGATGCTGGGCGATCTGACCCGCCTGATGGCGGAAACTGGTGAGCCGTGATGCAACGGCGACGACCGCCGCCAGTGGCGGAAGCAGGGAGGAGCTGTTGGGGCAGCGGCCAGCAGGATGCAAGCGGAGCGAAGCAGACGCTGGGAACCGCAACCCGGGCTCCTTTTACGAAACAGTGCATCCATGTTTTTGAGATAACCCGTCCGGGGTGCCTTGCTTGCGCCGGGCGGGATGAGAAGTGCAGGGAGTACGAGCAACATGAAGAAAAACAAGATGAGCCTCACGACAGAGCTTGATCTGACGCGGGAAGGGACGGCGGAGATGACGAGGTGGTGCATCCTCATCGCGCTGCACCAGAGCTTCGGCGTTGGCGCGGCGCGGCTGAACAAGATCCTGGCCCGGGCGGAAAAGCTGGGGCAGGAGAGTCTGGATGTGGCCATGACAGTGAACGACCGGGGGATGCCCTCGACGGACAGGAGCCTTGCTTTGCGGCGCAGCTGGATGCCGGAGGGCGTGGACCCGGACTTCCGGGTGCCGGTGCTGCGCAGCCCCCGCACCCGGCGGGAAGAGCAGCTGCGGATGGCGGGCGACGTGGCGGCCAGCATGGTCTGGACGCTGTGCGCTGAGGCCTGCATCGAGGAGCTGGGCTTCGGAGCCGGGCGGCTGAACCGGCTGAAAGAAGAGGCACTGGCCAACTACCGGCAGGTGAACGAAGAAGGACATGCGGACGGGCTGGATGTGGCGATGGAGCATCTGCGCCGGTGCGCGCAGGCTGCGCTGAAGGAAGACATCATGGTGGAGAATCAGCCGGACGAAGACCGGGCCAGGCAGAGCGAGCGGGACTACGAGGAGCAGAAACGGGCCTTTTTGAAGCGGGCCGTGATGCAGGAGCTGGGACGCCGGGCCGGGAAGGGCAGCCTGCGGGTGCTGAGCGAAAAGAAGCTGGAAGAAAAGGCTACGGCTGCAATGGCGCAGCTGAAGGAGAGCAGATGGGCAAAGCGAATCTCTACACCGTAAAGGACTACCTGACCGGGGAAGTCCTCGCAAAAGGCACAGCCGGAGAGCTGGAGGCCAGCGGCATCGTGCCGAAGGGCTACCACACCAGCGAGTGGGCCAAGCGCGAGAACAACCGGATGAGGGGCCGGAAGTACAACATCAGCAGCGAGCTGCTGCATCCGGAGGACAGTCCCCGGCGGGGAGAAAAAGGCCGGACGATGAATGTCTACACCTGCTACGATGCAGCCGGAAACGTAATGGGCGAGGGTACGTCCCGGAAGCTGTGGGAGGCGGGCGTCTTTGGCAATGCCAACGGGGCCTACTACGCCTACAACCAGCAGGGCGGGCGCTGCATAAAGCGAGGCATCGCAAAAATGACCTGCCGAAAAGAGGTGCGGCAGGTCAGTATGCACAATGCCCGGAGCGACAAGCCGCCTGCGCCGAAGGGCAAAAGGCCGAAGCTGCCGGTGCTGCGGAAGATAAAAGACCCGACGCCGCTGGACTACGACGTCCACGACCTGATGACCTACAACGCCATCGCCAAAAAAGAGGGCCGACCGGAGCTGACCTACGGCTACTGGGCAGCGGCGGGAAAGCCGGCAAGGCCATAAAAATACAGACAGGTAAGCCCCCGATGGGAAACCATCGGGGGCGTCTTCGACAAAAAATATAAGGCGGGATGGGTGCTGCCGAGGAGGCTCGGCGGCAGGCATATCGGTTTATATAAAGGTAGAACCTCTCTCAAATAAAGCGTCCGGGCGGGCGCTTTGGGGAGCTAGTATACCCGTTATTTCTGTGACGGTGAGGGCCACAGAAGAGAAAACTACACTACCAGCTTAAGGCAGCAGGAGGGTACAACGTGAAGCAGACCTACACCCGAGAAAAGAAAACGCTCTGCGGAGAGGGGTACATGGAAGTAGACCTCTACCCCATCACGCCCGAGGAGCATGCGGCCAAGCGGGGGAAGAAAACAAAGCCCAGCAGCGAGCGGCAGAAGAAGCGGAACGCCCAGCACGCACACCGGCGAAGGGTACAGAAAGCCAACGCAAACTTTACCGTGCTGGGATTTTATCTGACCCTGACCTACATAGAGGGATTTTTGCCCGAGAGCATGGAGCAGGCCCAGCGAGATCTGCGCAACTACATCCGCCGGGTGAAGGCTGCCATCGCAAAGCTGTACGGCCCAGACGCTGAGCTGCGGGTGATGGGCCTGACCGGCTGCGGACGAAAGAGCGGGCGCTACCACCATCACCTGCTGGTGGAGTGCAAAGGGCTGACCATGCGGCAGAACGCAGACTTTCGGCAGCTGCTGGAGGACAAATGGGCCGTGCGCTGGCCGGACGGCAGCGTGGAGAGCCTCGGCACAGCCAACGCCGACCGGTTAAATCTGCAAAACAGGCTGGATGACCTGATCATCTACTTCGAGAAGCACGGGCAGATGCGGTGGTACGAGACGAGAAACCTTCAGCTGCCGGTGGAGCACGCCCCCAACGACACCCGATGGAGCCGCAAGCAGCTGCGCAAAGGCTGCACCGACTGCAAGGACAACGCCTACTGGTGGGAGCAGCGGTATCCGGGCTGGAAGTTCGTGCGGTGCGTCGTGCCGGAGCCGGACGCGCCGGGCGACGAAAAAGAGGGCTGGGACGCAGACGAGCTGCGCTGCTATGTGGTGATGGTAAAGCGGGAGGGTGCGAAAGTTCGCACCTGACAGACAAAGTACCGGTATTTTGCGTTTTAACGCGCGCGGAAGAAAGGCGGCGAGGGATTGACCAGAGAGCAGAAGCGACGGGTGCGGGCGGAGCTGCGGGCTTGTGGACAGGGAAAAAGCGACTGGGCGGGTGTGATCGCGCTGGCGATGGACTACTACGAGGCCGAAGACCCGGTATGCAGGCGGCTTTTGGAGCTGAGGTATCTGGACGGGATGCCGGAAGAGCGGGTGGTGGCGAAGCTGCACATCGGGCGGACGACCTACTACCACAAGGAGCTGGAGGCGCTGAGCACCGTGGCAGTGTATGCGGCGGCGGCGGGGCTGATGTGAGAGGAAAACCTCTCAGCCTTGCAGTCCGCCTGACGGCGGCGCTGCAAAGCAGCTCCCCTGGCGAGGGGAGCCTTTCTCGAAGGATGGCTGGGGAGACCCGGCTTTTTCGCCGTGCTCAAATGTCTGCAGCGGAGGCGACCGCCGCCAGTGGCGGAAACAGGGAGCCGCAACCCGTGCTCGCCTGCGGCGAGACCTTGCAAAACTACTGCGGGCAAAATGTCCGCAGTAGTTTTGCCCCGTGAGGCGTGGTAGGCTGAGAAGGAAGAACCTCTCAGTCTCGCTTCGCTCGCCAGCTCCCCTACCGAGGGGAGCCCTTGGCAGACCGGGCAGGCCTGAGCGGGACGAAACAGGCCCGACGAAGCGCAAAAACGTGGGCCTTGCGACAGAGGGGAGGCGGAGCATGGCAGGGCGCAGGTATTGCAAAAACACGGTAAAGGGCTCCCAGCGGGGGCGGAAGTATCCGCCGAAGGTGCGGGCCGAGGTGCTGATGGCCATGCTGTCGTCTGGATCCATCTGTGCGGTAGCCCGGCGGTACGGCGTACCGGAGAGCACCATCCGCTCGTGGATGGCCGAGGAAGCCGGCCGGAGCGACGCCTTTGCAAAAGAGCGGCAGGCTGCTGCGCGGGAGATCGCGATCCGGGCCAGCCTCGGGGCGAGGGCGCAGGTGAGCTATTTGCAGAGCCGTGTGGACGAGAGCCAGCGGGCCGCGCAGGTACAGGCCAAGCTCCATCGGAAACTGGACGAGGACACCCGCGCCCGCTGCTTTGCAGTCGGCACACTGCTCAAGAGCGACGCCGAGGAGCTGGCGGACGCCACGGAGACGGGGCTTGTGCTGTACGCTGCCGAGGACAGCTATGACCGGCAGCTGGACAGCGAAGAGCGAAAACTGCTGGACGCTCAGCTTGAGCGGTACGGTGAGCGCGTGATGAGCGACAAGAACGCCGCCGCGATGGCCACCGTGCTGATGACCGTGGCCGAAAAGGCTGCGGCAATGGTACCTAGCCAGAGCCAGAGCGAGGGCGATGCCCCACCGCTGGTGGAGATCGGGGCCGAGAGCCGGGAAGAAAAAGGGCCGGAGGTGATGGTGGATGGAGCATAAAACATATCACGGACGCCCCGTGATCTGGTCGCCGCAGCCGAGGCAGGCAGCGTTTATGGCGCGCACCGAGGACGAGGCTCTGTATGGGGGCGCTGCCGGAGGCGGTAAGAGCGACGCCCTCGTCATCGAGGCACTGCGGCAGGTACACATCCCGCACTACCGGGCGCTCATCCTGCGAAAGACCTACCCGCAGCTTTCGGAGCTCATCGACAAGACCATGCGGTACTACAAGCCGGTGTTTCCCAAAGCGAGGTACAACGGCTCGAGCCACTGCTGGATCTTCCCCAGCGGGGCGAAGATCTATTTCGGCAGTCTGAACCACACACAGGACAAGTACAACTATCAGGGCAAAGCCTTCGACTTTATCGGCGTGGACGAGCTGACCCACTTTACCTGGGACGAGTACAGCTACGTGATGAGCCGCAACCGCCCCTCGGGACCCGGCACCCGGGTGTACATCCGGGCCACGGCCAACCCCGGCGGCGTAGGCTATGGCTGGGTGAAGGCACGGTTTATCAGCCCGGCGCCGGCCGGGACGCGGATGGTGCAGCTGGTGAAGGTAAAAGCGCCGGAAGGGAAAGAGATCACCCGGCGGCGCACCCGCATTTTTATCCCGTCCACCGTCTTTGACAATCCGGCGCTGCTGGAAAACGACCCGGGCTACATCGGCACACTGGCCTCGCTGCCGGAGGCCGAAAAGCAGGCACTGCTCTACGGAAACTGGGACAGCTTTTCGGGGCAGGTGTTCACCGAGTGGCGGAACGACCCGAACCACTACGAAGACCAGCGCTGGACCCACGTCATCGAACCGTTCCCCATCCCGGAGCACTGGAAGATCTGGCGGGGATACGACTTCGGCTTCTCGAAGCCGTTTTCGGTAGGGTGGTATGCAGCGGACGAGCGCGGGCGGCTCTACCGCATCAAGGAGCTGTACGGCTGCACCGGCACCCCCAACGATGGCCTGAGAAAGGACCCGATGGAGCAGGCACGGATGATCCGGGAGGCGGAGCAGAACGACCCGCTGCTGAACGGCCGGGTCATCCTGGGCGTGGCCGACCCGGCCATCTTCGACGAGAGCCGAGGCGAGAGCATCGCGGACATGCAGGAGAAAAGCCCGAACTTTCTGCACTGGATGCCCGGCGACCACACCCGCCTGGCGGGAAAGATGCAGTTTCACTACCGGCTGGCGTTCAACGAGGACGGGCGGCCGATGCTGCAGGTCTTCAACACCTGCAAGCACTTCATCCGCACCATCCCGAACCTCGTATACGACGAGAGCAATGTGGAGGACATCGACACCACGCAGGAGGATCACATCTACGACGAGTGCCGATATGTGCTGATGGAGAACCCCATCAGCGGCGCGAAGCACACCACGCCGCCGCCCATGCTGGACGACCCGCTGGACATGGATCCGAGGAAGGACAAGACGAGGTTTATGAGGATTTGACGGGGGATATGTTCTCTTTTGCGCGCCAAAAGAGAACCAGAAAAGCGCCAGCGATTGAGAGGCTCGGCGGTGGCGAAGCCATGAAAGCCCCAGTGGGGCTTTCAAGCCGACAGTCCGGTTTGCGAAGCAAATGCCGCGTGTTTAGCGCGGCAAGGACAGGGAGGCACGAACTAGGGGCTGCTCGCCCCTTTCAGACCCCAAAGGAGTAGTCGAAACGGAAAAAAGCTAGCCGCTTCGCTAAGACGGGTTGCGGTGCCCAGCGACCACTTCGTGCCTTGAGTGGCACTCGTGTCCTGCTGACCGCGGCCCCAACAGCTACTCCCTGTATCCGCCGCAGGCGGCGGTCGTAGCTGTTGCGCTTTTTTCTCGTTTCTCCGATTTACGGCTTTGCCGAGGATTTCAGGCTTTAGAAGGTGAGAACAGTTGAACGAAAGAGAAACAGATATGATGGCGGCGGCCGCCGACAACGAGCCGCAGGCGCAGACAGAAGGAGCCAGTCTGGCCGGGGTGCTGGATGGTGAGCAGCCCATCGGCGAGAAGGAGATCAGCGAGGCGATGGCTGTACTGGAGAAGTACAAGTCGGCCAAGGCCAGTCTCGACAAGCGGATCATCGACAACGAAGAATGGTACAAGCTGGGCCACTGGAAGCAGTACGGCAACCGGGTGATGGAGGGCAAGCGCGCCCCCAGCACGGGGTGGCTGTTCAACTCCATTGCCAACAAGCACGCCGACGCCATGGACAACTACCCGGAGCCCAACGTGCTGCCGAGAGCGCAGGACGACGAGGAGACGGCGAAGATTCTCTCCGACATCCTGCCGGTGGTGCTGGAACAGGCCGACTACGAGAGCGTGTACAGCGACACCTGGTGGCGCAAGCTCAAGCAGGGTACCGGCGTGAAGGGCATCTTCTGGGACCCGGCGCTGCGGGAGGGCCTTGGGGACATCGCCATCCGGAGCATGGATCTGCTGATGCTCTACTGGGAGCCGGGGGTGGAGGACATCCAGGACTCGGCCAATTTCTTCTCACTGGCACTGGCCGACAACGACCGTCTGGCGGCCCGGTGGCCGCAGCTGGAGGGCAAGGCGGGCAGCAGCGGCATCACCGTGGGGCAGTACGTCAGCGACCAGAACATCGACACCAGCGAAAAGAGCGTGGTGGTGGACTGGTATTACAAGCGGGAGAAGCCCGGCGATCGGACCGTGGTGCATTACTGCAAGTTCTGCAACGGCGTGGTGCTCTACGCCAGCGAGAACGACCCGGCGATGGCCGAGACGGGCTTCTACGACCACGGAAAATACCCCTTTGTGTTTGACCCGCTCTTTGTGGAAGAGAACAGCCCGGCGGGCTTCGGGTACATCGACGTGATGAAGGACACCCAGGACGCCATCGACCGGATGACCCAGGCCATGGACGAGAATACGCTGGCAGCGGCCAAGAAACGCTACCTTATCTCGGACACGGCGGGCGTGAACGAGGACGAGCTGCTGGACACGGCGAAGGACGTGGTACATATCACGGGACGGCTGGACGAGCGGGGCTTTATGGAGCTGGATACCGCCCCGCTGCCCTCCAACACCATCGCCCACCAGCAGAACCGTGTGGCCGAGCTGAAGGAGATCAGCGGCAACCGGGACGTGAACCAGGGCGGCGCCACCAGCGGCCTGACCGCTGCTTCGGCCATCGCAGCGCTGCAGGAAGCAGGCTCGAAGCTGAGCCGGGATATGCTGAAGAGCTCTTACCGCTCCTTTGCAAAAGAATGCTACTTCATCATCGATCTGATGCGGCAGTTCTACGACGAAGAGCGGGTCTACCGCATCACCGGCCAGCAGGGCGGCACGGAGTACCGGGAATTTTCCGGGCAGATGCTGCGGCCGCAGCCGGTGGAGAGCGTGGGCGGCGTGGAGCTGGGCGCCCATGAGCCGGTGTTCGACATCACGGTGAGCGCGGCCAAGAAGAGTACCTTCAGCCGCCTTAGCCAGAACGAGACGGCGAAGGAGTGCTACCAGCTGGGATTCTTTGCCCCGGCCAACGCCGACGCCGCACTGGCGTGTCTGGACATGATGGACTTCGAGGGCATCGAGAAGGTGCGTCAGCGGGTGGCCCAGAACGGCACCCTGTACCAGCAGCTGCAGCAGGCGATGGCACAGATCCAGCAGATGGCGGCAGTCATCGACCAGCAGAACGGCTCGAACCTGAGCGAACAGGCCGGGGCTGCGGCCGCTGCCATGACCGGCGGAGGCGGTGGAAAGACCAGCGCAAAAACGGTGACCAACTCTCTGGGCGGACAGGTGGGCGGCGGAACGAACCCGCTGGCCACGAAGGCGGCAGAGAGGGCGATGAACATCAACAATCCGAATAAGTGAGGAGGTTCTACATGATCAAAATTGAGATGATGGATACGGACAAAGGCTATAGTTTGGCTGCAAGCGGTCATGCAGGCTACGCCCCGGCGGGGCAGGACATCGTGTGTGCGGCGGTTTCTGTGCTGGCGCAGACGCTGGCAAACAAGGTAGAAGCTGCTGCAAGGAGCGGAAGGCTGCTGACGAGCTGTGTGCAGCATGGCGAGACTTTTGTGGTGCAGGCTCTGCCGAAACCCGGCCCGAACGCTTTGATGGTCGCAAGCTGGTTTGACTTTGTGGAAGAGGGCCTGCGTGCGCTGGCGGAAGAGCATCCGGACAATGTCGAGCTGGTAGTCACAGACGGCGGTGCAGATGATATGGACGAACCTGCCATGAAATTGCAGCTGTTTGCGGAGGGTGGCGACGGTGCAGCGGCTGCTGGCGGCGATGGTGCCGCCCCTGCGGCGGCAGAAAAGGCTGCGGCTGCCCCCGTCCAGGGCAAAGGCCGGGAGGCTGCTGCCGCCGAGGTGGATGAGATGCTGAGCCCGGCGGAAGAGCCGGGCGCGGAGGAAGATGCTGCTGAAGGCGAGAAACAGGACGGCGCGGCAGACAAGAGCGGCACCGACCCGGAGGCACACCGGAAAGCGTTTGGCGAACTGATGCGGGGCGAGTACAACCGGGAGTTTGGCGAGATGATCGTGCAGGCCACCCAGAAAGCCTACGACAGCATCCTGAACGAGCAGGGGCCGGTGGGGCGTATCCTGAACGCTCTGGGCCAGAAGTACGGCACTGCTCCCGGCGACTACGAGGCACTGGCTGCGGCCGTGGAGGGCGGCGTGGTGAAGGATGACGCCTACTACGAAGACATGGCCATGAAGAAGGGCATCAGCGTCCAGCTGGCCAAGGAGATGGACGCGCTGGAAAGCGAGAACGCCAAGCACCGCGCCGCAGAGCAGCAGAGGGCGGAGGCCGCCAAGATGGAAGCCATCCAGCAGGAGTGGGACGCCGCTGCGGAGCGCATCCGGGCCGAGGACCCGGGCTTTGACATCAAGACGGCGCTGGCTGACCCGGACTTTGCCCAGATGCTCAAGCTGGGCGTGAAGATGGAGGACGCTTACAAGGCCCGCTATTTCGACGACATCATGGCCCGGCGCACCACCCAGACGGCAAAGACCGTAGAGAAGGGCGTGGAAGCCCGGATCCGCCAGCGGGGCGCGCGGCCCAGCGAGAACGGCACCAACCCCGGCGGCGCGGCGGTGCTGAAGACCGACGTCTCCAAGCTGACGCCTGCCCAGTGCGAAGAGCTGGAACGCCGCGCCATGCGGGGACAGATCATCACTTTTTAACCGAAAGGCGCTGCTGACCGAAAGAAAACCTCTCACCGTTCTTGAGGGAAGATCCGGAAAGCGGAAGCCTCTCAATAAAGCAAGACACGAAAGGAGCACACAAATGAAAATCCACATGAATCTGCAGCTGTTTGCGCAGCCTGCAAACCACACCGGCGCGACTGGCATGAGCGCCGAAATGAAGACCTACTACGAGAAGCGTCTGCTGGATCAGGCGGAGCCGCTGCTGGTGCATGACCAGTTCGGCGACAAGTACCCCATCCCGGCCAACAACGGCAAGACCATCGAGTTCCGCAAGTACGAGAGCCTGCCCAAGGCCACCGAGCCGCTGACCGAGGGCGTGACCCCCAATGCACAGGCCCTGACCGTCACCCCCCTGACCGCCACCGTGAAGCAGTACGGCGGCTGGGCAGCCATCACTGACGTGCTGCAGCTGACCGCCATCGACAACAACATCACCCAGGCGACCAAGGTGCTGGCATCCCAGGCGGGCCGCACGCTGGACACTGTGACCCGCGAGGTGCTGGCGGGCGGCACCAACGTCATCTACGCGCCGGCGGGCGACACTGCCGTGACCAGCCGCGCCAACCTGACCACTGCCAGTGTGCTGACGCCGGATCTCATCGACCAGGCGGCGACTGCCCTGAAGGCCCAGAACGCCGACGCCATCGGCGAGAGCTATGTGGCCATCGTCCACCCCTATGTGGCGTATGATCTGCGCCGCAACCCGGAGTGGATCGATGTCCACAAGTATTCTACCCCCGAGAACATCTACAACGGCGAGATCGGCAAGCTGGCCGGTGTGCGCTTCATCGAGACCAGCGAGGCGAAGATCTGGACCGGCACCGGCTGCCCGAGCGGTCTGGCCGTGTTCGGTACGCTGGTGCTGGCGGCTCACGCCTACGCTGTGACCGAGGTGGAGGGCGGCGGCCTGCAGCACATCGTCAAGCAGCTGGGCGCGGGCGAAGACCCGCTGAACCAGCGCGCGTCCGTGGGCTGGAAGGCCATCAAGACCGCAGAGCGGCTGTGTGAGCAGTACATGGTACGCATCGAGAGCGTCAGCCCGAAGTACAGCGCGAAGGCGAAGGCGAACTGACACACCTCTGATGGCTCTCCCTTTGGGAGAGCTGGACACGAAGTGGCCTGAGAGGGCAAGGATGCTGACAGATAGGCATGGACGCGGCGGATAGTATGGCTCTGACAAAGAGCCTGCTTATCGACGCATGATAGCGCTATCGCAACGGGCTTGCCCTCTCCGTCACCTACGGTGACACCTCTCCCAAAGGGAGAGGCTATAGCGCAAAAGGAATAGCCCTGCGACAGAGGGCAGAAAGAAGGATACTATGGCGACTAAGAAAGAGACTGCTGCGGCCCAGGCCGTGGAGAACGCGGTGGAGACTGTGGAGAAGACCGAGGCGATGGCCGAGGCAAAGGCCGAAGAGAAGGCCGAAGCAAAGGACGACGGCATGGTGACCATCCACCTGTTTAAGGACGACGACCGCTACGCGGCGCCGGTGTTCGTGGGCGTCAACGGCGACAGCTACCTCATCCAGCGCGGCATCGACGTGAAGGTGCCGAAGGCTGTGGCCGAGGTGCTGGAGCACAGCATCAAGCAGGACGCCGAGGCGGCCCGGAAGAGTCAGGCCATGCAGGCGGCGGCCGGCACGCAGATGATGACTATTTGATAAGAGACCCGGTACAGCAAAGGCACGACGCTGTGCCGGGTCTTTTTGGTTTAGGGGATAACCTCTCCGTCATCGCTTGCGCGATGCCACCTCTCCTATCGAGGAGAGGCCTTGGCATTCCGCAAAGCTTTCCCTTTTCGCCAGAGGCTCCCCTCGGTAGGGGCAACAACGACGACTGTAGCGGAGCCGACCGCTGCCAGCGGCAGATGAAGGGAGGCGAGGCTAGGGCAGCGTTCTGCTTTTTCAAAGTCCCCGCCAAGGGGCTGAAGAAAAAGCAGCAAACGCAACCCGAGCGCCAGCTGCGGATGCTGGGTGCCGCAACCCGGCCTTGTCGAGCGAAGCGAGACTGAGAGGTTGTTCTTCGGGGGAAACAGAAAGGGAGGATTTAGAGCATGACAGCAGGCGAAGCGATAAAGATGGCCGACGAGCTGAGGCCGAACAACAGCTTTTCGGACGAGATGAAGCAGCTGTGGCTGCGGCAGGCAGACAGCGGATTGCGGCGGAACGTGGTGGAGCGCAGCGACACCGGCGGCGGCTTTGAGGGCCGCGGCGCGGACATTTTGTGGGAGGAGGGACTGGAATACGACACGCCGCTGCTGGCAGACGGCGCGGCGGAAGCACTCTACCCCCACTGGCTGGCGGCGCAGATGGACCTCGCCCTCGGCGAGACGGCCCGGGCGGCGAACGAATTGCAGCTCTACACGAGCTATGTGCAGGAGTTTGCGGCGTGGGTGAGGCGGAATTATATGCCGGTAGGCGGCGGGAAACTTTTAACGTGAGATATGTTCTCTTTTGCTGCCAAAAGAGAACCAGAAAACCACCAGCGATTTCGACGCGCTGGATCCACGAGAAAGGGGCTGCTCGCCCCTTTCAGACCCCAAAGGAGAAGTCGAAACGGAAAAAAGCTAGCCGCTTCGCTAAACGCTTTTTTCTCGTTTCTCCGATTGGAATAAGAACGAGAACTCGGAAGGAGGATGAAATGATAAGCACAAGTCTGAATCAAATCAACAGCCAGCGGCAGCTGCTGCGGGTATTTGGCGGGCTGAACGAGGGGTATGCCTGCAGCGAGGCAGAGCTGAGCAAGGAGAAGAACTTTTCTTCGCGGGGATACCCGGCCCTCGAGACCCGCAAGCCCCGGCGGAAGGTGCGTCAAGCGACCGGGATGAACGGGATGTATCACCTGAACGGCCTTGTGACCGTGGAAGGCACGACCCTGCGGTATGCCCCGGACGACGGCGGCGACACCGTGGAGCTGAAGGACGCCCTGACGGACGGCGAGAAGAAGATGGTGGGCATGGGGACCAAGGTGCTCATCTGGCCGGATAAGATGTCCTTTGACACCGCAGCGGGGACGCTGAGTGCGCTGGGGTCCGGCTGGCAGCAGGGAGGCAAAAGCCTGACTGTGACCCCCTGCGACGCTGCGGGCGTGGTATACACGCCGAACAAATTCGGCGCGACCGAGCCGGAAAACCCCGAGAACGGCGACGTCTGGCTCAAGCAGGCCGAAGATGCCCCGTGGAGCTACCGCGACGCCCTGAAGCTCTACAGCACGGCGGGCGGGTGGCAGAACATCCTGCTGAACTACTGCCGTGTGACCTGCAAGGGATTGGGCGAAGCCTTCAAGGCCGGGGACACCGTGACCCTGACGGGAATCCCTGGCGTGGTGAAGAACGCTTATTCTGCCGATTTCGGCGGGGATGTGGCGGTGGACGACGTGGCCGGGGACTCAGTGATCCTCTCCATTGCGCCGGACATCGAGAGCGTTTTGTACTACGGCACCTGTGTGGTGACGGGCCAGAGCGTGGTGTGGACGGCCATGGACGGCAAGACCACCCAGACCTTCGACGGGCCTTTCCCGGACGTGACAGCCCAGCGGCGGGTGCCGGATCTGGACTGGCTGACGGAGCACAACAACCGGGTGTGGGGCTGCTCGAGTACCGAGAACGTCATCTATGCCTGCAAGCTGGGCGACGCCACCAACTGGTTCTCCTACCGCGGCACGGCGGCGGACAGCTACGCCGTGACCGTGGGCAGCGACGGAGCCTTTACCGGCGCTGCCACCTGCATGGGGTACGTGCTTTTCTTCAAAGAGAACGGCTTACACAAGCTCTACGGCACCAAGCCCAGCGACTACCAGATGAGCAGCATCCAGTGCTCGGGCGTGGCTAAGGGCGCGCACCAGAGCCTGTGCGTCATCAACGAGACGCTGTACTACCTCTCGATGGACGGGGTGATGGCGTGGGACGGCAGCCTGCCCACCAAGGTGTCGGCCTCGCTGGACGAAGAGAGCCTCAGCCATGTGACGAGAGCAGCCGCCGGCGGGCTGGTGGGACGGTACTACCTGCACACCGAAAGCCCCGGCGGGCAGCGGCTGCTGGTCTACGACACAGAAAAGGGACTTTGGCACGAGGAGGACGCCACCGGCTGGGCCATGTGCAGCACCGGGCGGCAGCTCTACCTCTGGGACAAAGAGGCCATCTGGGCCGCAGACGGGAGCCGGGAAGCCGGCGGCGAAGAAGACACGGTGGAATACGAGGCCGTGACCGGCGACATCGGACTCGGAGATCCGGACGACAAGTATTGCAGCCGGGTAACGGTGCGGCTGGACGCCATGGAGCGGACGGTGGTGACGCTGTGGGCCAGCTTCGACGGCGGCGAGTGGGAAGAAAAGGGCCGGGTGGACACCCGGGACAGGCGGGTGCAGGTGAACCTGCCCTTTGTCCCGACCCGGCACGACACCATGCGGCTGCGCCTGACCGGAAAAGGACAGATCGCGGTGCGGAGCATCGCCATGACGCTGAGCAGCAGCGAGGGCGGAAGAGTGAGTGGTGCGATGCCGAAAAGGTAGAGCCTTTGGAAGAACGCTCGCCCGGCAGGACCTCTCAGGCGCTTCGCGCCAGCTCCCCTAAGAGGGGAGCCATTGGCAGGCCGGGCAGGTCTGAGCTAGACACCTGAAGCCTGACTTGGCGTAAAATGTAGTGCCCTGCGACAGAGGGCAGAAAGGAGCGAAACTATGGCAAGCATTGTAGGACTTTCGAAGATCTCCATGCCGAGGCTGGATGGGCTGGATACGGCCAGCGCCCGGGAGCTGAGAAATTATCTGTACCAGATGCAGGAGCAGCTGGAATACATTTTGAGCAACATTGACACCGAGAATCTCTCGGGGGACTTACAGGAGAAGCTGAAATAAGGCGGGAGAGGGCCTTTAGAAACGGCAGCAGCCGGGAAGAAAACCTCTCAGCTTTGCAGTCCGCCTGACGGCGGCGCTGCAAAGCAGCTCCCCTAGCGAGGGGAGCCTTTCTTAAAGGAAGGAGTGTAATTATGAGCAGAGTGAGCGATGCGAGAGCGCAGCTGGATGCGTGGGAGGCGAAGAAGCCGGGCGACTACACCAGCAAATACAAGGACAAGATCGACGGCGTGATGGGCCAGCTGGACGGGATGAAGGATTTCAGTTACGACCCCACCCGGGATGCGGCCTACGAGCAGTACAAGAACAGCTACACCCGGCAGGCGAAGCTGGCCAACGAGAACGCCCAGGCCAACGCCAGCGCCATCTCGGGCGGGTACGGCTCCAGCTACGGCACCCAGGCGGGCCAGAGCGCCTACCAGAACGCCATGGCGGGCCTGAGCAGCGCCACGAACAGTCTGTACAGCCAGGCGCTGAACCAGTACACCCAGAAAAAGAGCGACCTGCAGAACCAGCTGAGCGGATACCAGCAGGCCGAGGCGCAGGACTACGAGAAGTACCAGACCAACTACCAGAACTGGGAGAACCAGCGCAACTACTATCAGAGCGCGTACAATCAGGCGGCCAGCGAAAGCCAGGCGAAGAAGAGCCAGGGGAGCGGACTTCTGAACACGATCCTGAGCGTAGGTGCAAGCATACTGATGGGCTTGTTGTAAAGAAAAAGCGCCCGGCCCGGAAGGGGTTGAGCGCTTGGGGATTTATGCAAGATGGAGCTTTTCCTTCAAGGCGTCCTGAAGAACGCCGGAGAAGTTGATGTGTGCGGCCTCGGCTGCATCATTGAGCCAAGCGGGGACGGAGAGGGTCTTTTTAACAGGGCGGAACTGCTTTTGGTAAGCAGCCATATCAAAGGGGACCATGACCACAAAGTCTCCGGCCTCCACCGGAAGAGAGGAAGGAACGGAAGGAGTGGGGCAGACAGCGCACTCTTCCAGCATCAGGCCGATGGCATCCTGTGCCATCCGCAGGGCTTCGTCCATGGTATCGCCCTGGGTAAAGCAGCCCTCAATATCGGGGACGGTGACAGAGTAACCTGTGGCCTCGGGGTGGAACACGGCGGGATAGAAAACAGCGTTCATAGAAATGCCTCCTTATTTCTTCAGCCCGGCCAGTTTGAGGATATTTTTCTCTGTGCCGGGTTTGAGGTCTTTGGCGTGGAAAGGGACGATAGTGGTCTTGCCGGTGGCGGGGTTGTGGTATTTGCGATGAGAACCGTTGGAGCCAACGAGGACAAAGCCGTTTTGTTCGAGAAGGCGAACGATCTCTTTGGGGGTCATTGGCATGAAGATGCACCTCCGAATCTGTAATTATAATATATACGTATTTTACGTATTTGTCAAGAGAGGAGTTAAAGATGGGCGTATTCAAGAGATACAGGGATGCGCAGGCGGCGCAGAAGGACGCGGAGAACGCGATGCCGGGGGCGTACCAGAGCAACTACACCGACCGGATCAACGAGGCACTGGACAGCATGGGCGCGGCCAGCAATGCGGGCTATGACGTAGGCACGGACAGCGAACTCTACCGGCAGTACCGCGCGGGCGCGCAGGCGAATGCCAGGGCGGCGGCCGAGAACGCCGCTGCGGGCGCTGCCGCGCTGAGCGGCGGGTACGGCTCCAGCTACGCAAACAGTGTGGCCCAGCAGGGCTACCAGCAGGCCATGGCGAACGTGGACAGCGGGCTTTCGGGCCTGCGGGACAAGGCCCTGACCATGTACCAGCTGAAGCAGAACGGCCTCTCGGGGCTGCTGAGTGCGCTGCAGAATCAGGACAGTCTCGAGGCGGCGGAGCATCAGGGAGCCGTGGCCAACGCGCAGGACTGGCGGGACTACAAGAAGAGCCGGGCAGACCAGGCAGCGCAGGAGAAGCAGAACTTCTGGGATAATCTGATGCAGGTAGGCACCGATGTTGTAAAAGCAGGCTTTACCGCCTACGACCGGTACAAGGGATATGACCAGTGGAAGCAGGAACATGAGCTGCAAGAAAAACAGGTGCAGGCGCAGCTGCAGCAGATGGCGATAGACAAAGCGCTTGACTATAAAGAACGGGGTGCAAGCGAAGCTTTCCTGAACCAGTTCCTGAGTGCGAACGGCTTAGACCCCAGCATTCTCAACGATTGGACCACGGAGAAAACGACTGAGCTTTCCCCGGCGGATTATCTGACAGCAATGAAGGGAATCACCGACCTTTACGAGGGTGGTTTCCGCGATGCAGCAGGGGCTGTAGCCGACATGTACGGCATTAGCAGGGATACGCTGAACTACACGCCTCAGTACATCACCGGCAGCTACAGCAGTCGGAGAAGCGGCGGCTCGGGCGGCTCTTCGGGCAGCAGGAGCGGCGGCACGAAAAGCAGCGGGAGCAGCCCGACCTATGCCCAGCTGCTGAGTATGTCGAAGGAGTTTGTCACAATGAAAGCGAGTGACCCGCGATATGATTACTATAAGCGGACGCTGACGGATGCGGGCTGGATAAAGGACGACACCCCGAACCTGTTGGAGACGAACCGAGGTCTGACGGGGCAGAGCTGGAAAGGAGACCCGGCAAACAAGTGGGGTACTGGGACAAGTAACAGACAGAGCCAGAGCACCGGAAGAACGGCAAGCCAGTCGAGTGTCCCGCAGCGGGCGCAGGTGGCGGCGAACGCCATCAAGGGCCAGAGGAACCACGGCTCGGATGACCAGACTATTTTTGACAGCCTGAAGTATCAGGGATACACGGACGACGAGATCTGGAAAGCCTTTGAGCTGGCAGGGTAACAGAAAAGCCTCCTGCACGACCGTGTGCAGGAGGCTTTGGGATAAAGTCAGGCGAGGTGGAGCTGGTGCTTGAGCGCGTCCTGAAGGACCTGACTGAAGTTTACATTGCGTTCAAGGGCGGCGGCATTGAGCCACGCCGGGAGAGTGACGGTGCGGTTTACCGAACGATTGACGCTGGCGAGCCGGACGGACGGCATATAGGCATCGACCAGCACGACCCGCTCGTTTTCTTTAGGCTGGATGGCGGACAGGGCCGAGGGGGCGGGGATAGGCTCGCCGTCCTCTTCCAGCCCGCACATCACGCAGCCAAGCAGCTCGCGGGCGGAAAGCAGGGCGTCGTCCTCGGACGTACCGCTGGTGGCGACACCGAGGTCGGGAAAATCGACAGCGATCTCCTGCCCGTCCTCGTAGATAAACACGGCAGGATAGAAGTAACGGTCGGGAAGATTCTTTTTCATCAGAAAAGCCTCCTATCATTCAGCGGAATTTAAGGCCGGACTGCTGCTCAATGCGGTTAAGCGTAGCCCGGGGAATATCTTTATCGGGGTCTTTTACGGTGACGCGACCGGGCTTGGCGGGGTGTTTATACTGGTGGTGGCTGCCCACGCAGTTGACCTCATACCAGCCGTCGGCCTTGAGCGCCTTTATGACCTCGCGGGACGAATAACTTTTCACGACATCATCTCCTCAATAACAGAATAACAAATACAATACTATTTGTCAAGACAAAAAGAAGGGAAGAAGACGGAATGGCAGTAACCAAACAGCAGCTCGCACAATGGAGCAGGGAATTTGCCGCAAAGAACCCGGACAAGGTGAGTGGGGCGGGCAGCACTGCGCAGAGCACCACCACAAAGAAGAGCAGCGTCACCAAGGAGCAGTTGAGCCAGTGGAGCCGGGAGTTTGACAAAAAGGAAGCACAACGTCAGGCAGAACAGGAGCAGAACACCCGGGCCAAAGCCTTACAGCAGTACACCGAACGGCACATAAGCGACATGGGGGAGGTGGATGCGAGGAACGAGCCCTCTCAGGCGAGCAGCGGGCGGAAAGAAAACCTCTCACCGTTCCCGTCGGCTGACGCCGCGCGAGAACGGAGCTCCCCTGATAGGGGCAACGGTGACGACCGCGGCCAGTGGCCGAAACAGGGAGGAGCTGTTGGGGCAGCGGCCAGCGGGATGCAAGCGGCAGCGCAGCAGACGCTGGGAGCCGCAACCCGGGCGCAAAGCGCCCTTCTTAAAGGAAGCCCCACTGAAAGGGCGCTGGACATGGGGCAGAAATGGGGCGTTCCGGCGAAGAACGGGAACGTGCTGGAGAACGTGGACGGCGGGGCCATGGCCTACGGCAGCGGCCGGGCGCAGGAGCTGAGAGCCAGCTTTGCCAAGGACAGCGTACCGGACGAGTTTGACCGGATCAACCAGTGGCTGGACACCGGGGACAACAAGAATCTGGCCGACGCGGTGCGCCGGGTGGACAACACCCACGGCGCGTACACGGACGCCGACCTGATCAAGAAGGGCGGCTGGACACAGGCGCAGATCGACGAGGCCCGGAAGATGAACGCTGCGCTGGACGCCATCCCCGCATGGCAGCGGGGCGTGCGCCGGGCGGCGAACGCCATCGGCGGCATCGGAGACACGGTGGCTGCTGCCCCGGTGCTGGGCGCGGAGTACGGCGTACAGGCGGGAAAGAACATCGACGCCACCCTGAAGAACTGGAAACAGGTGGAGCAGGAGGTAAAGGGCGACGAACACGCCCAGAGTCTTTTCGACCTTTTGACCGACGTAGACATGGACTATAACCCCACCTGGCCGGAGAGCCGGAACCGGGAGCTCATCTCGATGGGGTACAACTCCAAGGAGATCCGGGAGATGCGCCAGAAGCTGGCGGGGTTGGAAGTGAGCGACGGCATCGACAAGAACCAGAGCGTGGGCTACCAGCTCTACGACCGCGGGCAGCGGCTGACGGCTGCGGCCCAGAGCGGCCTGAGCCCGGCGCAGAAGGCCGTGGCGGGGGCCGTGACCAGCGCAGCGGAAAATCTGGCCATTTTCGCAGGCGGCGATGGCGTTGCGTGGATCCTGCCTATGCTGAGCGCCCAGGGCGCGGCAGAGGCCATGGGCCAGAGCGCGGAGAAGGGTGAGAGCGCCGGTAAGGCATTGGGCGGCGGCCTCGCCAAGTTTGGCGCAGGGTGGGCCATCAACTCGGTGGGCGCGGCTGACCTTGCAAAGACCATGGGCTCGGACTACGCGAAGGACACGATGGCCGGGCAGATCGCGGACTGGGTGCAGGGGCTGGCAGGCAGCTCGGAGCTGGCGCAGCGCTACCCGGCGGTGGCTGCGGCCATCTCGGGCGGCATCGACAACTCGATGCAGGCATTCGCGGAGACCTATGCGGACATGGCCATTGACGCTGCGCTGGGGGACAGCGAGGCGGCGAAGGACCTCTTCAGCAAAGACACCTTCCTCACCGCGCTGGAAAGCGGACTCTCCGGCGGCGCTTCGGGCGCGCTGGGCGGCGCTGTGGGCTCGGGGCTGCACAGCATGAGCGAAGCGCTGGACAGGGCAACAGCGACGACCGCCGCCAGTGGCGGAAACAGGGAGGAGCTGTTGGGGCCGCGGCCGGCAGGATATGAGGCCCGCCCAAGGGCCGAAATAGATGCCGGGAGCCGCAACCCGGGCTCCTTTAATGAGGCTACGGATAGCTCTGCTGATAGAGCGCTGGCCGGGAATGAGCCCTCTCAGTCGGCTTCGCCGACAGCTCCCCCGGAGGGGCGAGCCACTGGCGTGACGGGCAGCTCTGAGCTGGACGCCGGAAGTGCTTCGGGGCGTGAGATGGCGGGCCTTGCGACAGAGGCAAGCGGCATTGTGAACGAGACGGCTGTGAACGATGACCCGGCGGTACATACGGCGGCCCAGAACGCCGGCATTGAGGAGTACAAGAACAGCGTTGACCCGGGGCTGGCGGAGTATGTTGACCGGGTGAGGGCAGGCGAGAAGCTGGAGCCCTACGTCGTGGCCGAGACGGGCGACCGGATGCGCAGCGCCATGATGGAGCTGACGGGCCTCGAGAAGGTGGGCGACCGCACCCTGATGGACTCGAACGCCGTGCAGCACATCACCAACCGGCACGCAGGGGGAGACAGCAGCGCCGACGGCACCATGAAGGAGAGCGCCGACGTGGCCCGGGCGGCGTATGTGCTGAACAATTTTGACAATGCGTATCTGAGCAAAAATAAAGCGGATGGTTACTTTAACAGCAAAGGGAAACGTGCAAGTATCGTTATCTTTGAGAAAAAAATAGACGGCAGCCACGTTGTCGTGGAAGCCGTCTGTGATACGAAGAAAAATACGAACTATATTGTTACCGAATATCTTTCGAAAAACGGTGTAGACGAAAAAGAAGTGGCAAAAGGCTTACGATCCCCCATGAGTGCCGCGTCCGACCCCGGGGTGTACGTCCGAAACGTAGTCGCAGACCCTTCTGCCACAGCAGAGGAGTTGCAGTCCTCTATGGATGCCGCGTCCGACCCCAGAGATACGCCCGAGACGTTAGCTGATCTGCCCTCTGCCAAGACCAATATAGCACCAGAGGGCGGGGATGTCAATGGCAGGAGCTACGCGGAGGAAACGCTGACGGCGGACGAGAGTGCGCTGGACTCGAGCGGCTGGGCGAGTGTGGAGCAGAAAGCGGCGGCGGCGCAGCTGGCCCGGGCGGGCAGGGTGAGCACACAGGGTGTGCAGACCATGGTGGACAATATGCCCGGCGGCATCGGCGCGCAGGTGTACACCCAGGCGGCGAAAGCGCTGTACCGTGCAGGCGTGTACAACGTGGAGAGCTTTGAAAAGGCGCTGAACGCCACCGGCCCGGAAGGAACGATAGGCGGCGCGGTGCGGCAGGTGCTGGCGCTGGGCAGGCAGGGCGAGAACGCCCTGAAGCTGGCTTACTTACAGGGCAGGGGCGAGGCCGAAGCCTACAGCGCCCGGAAGGCCGGGGAGCTGGGCGGCGGAAAGGGCGTGGTGCGCCCGGACGCCGGGACGGTATACCGGGGCGACAAGGCCGTGAGCGGGGACAAGAGCGCAGACGAGGCCTTTTTGAAGCTGACGGCCCAGAGCACCGGCACGGCCATCCACCGGATGATGCAGGGGCTGGAGAACAACGCCAAGGGCTACATCAAGACCGCTGCGGGCGAGATGTTCTTTGCCGGAGACGCGGGGAGCGAGACGGTGATGCACGAGACGTTCCACGCCCTGAACCAGTGGAGCGCCGAGACGGGGCAGGCCGTGATGGACCGGCTGCTGAACTATCTTGTGCAGCAGAGCGGCGCAGAGAGCACCGAGAAGCTCATCCAGAGCTACCTCGACAAGTACGCCGAGGCCGGGCAGCAGCTGACCTACAACCAGGCTCTCGAGGAGATCACCGCCGATGCCATGGAGACGGTATTCGGCACGGCGGAGAGTTTCCGGGACTTTGTGCGCCGGCAGGCAGCCGAGGCACGGATGAACGCCGACGCCCGGGGCATCATCGGGAAGGTGATGGACAAGATCCAGAGCCTGCTGGAGAGTGTGCTTGCAGACGTGGAGCACTTCCTCAAAAAAGAGCCCACCAACGCCGCCGCCAAGGCTGCAAAGAGCCTGACGGAGGAGCAGCTGCGGGATCTGCGTGCGCTGTATTTTGAGCATCAGATCGCAGCGGGCGAAAAGTACCGGGAAGCCATCCACGACGCAAAGCAGGGCAGCAAAAACGCCGCAGCCTCTGAAACAAAGGACGCGGCGGTAAAATACTCCATCGATGTCGGCTTTGAGAAAGCCATCGATGAGCTGGACAGAGGCTCGACCAAGCGATATGCTATCCGGGTGGGCAGCACTTCAGAAGTGCTGAAGAGCATCGGTGTGAAAGACAAGGATATTTTCTGGCAGGCTGGAAAGCTGCGGAAAATACTGAACAAGCACAGTATCGCAAACCACAATGCGGCGACTGGAGAAGGCTCCATTATGACCAAAGAAATTCTGAAGCAGGTTCCGCAGGTTTTGGAGCATCCCATCATTGTACTGCATTCGGATACGAGCCGGAATGCGGACTATGCCAGCCGGATATTCATGTACGGCGATGTGAAGGACGCAGCCGGAAAGCCGGTGAATGTGTCACTGGAGCTGCTTCCGACGGACAGAAATGGTCTGGTGGTAGATAATATCGCGGTGCTGAGCGCATACGGCCACGAAAGCTACAGAGCCGGAAAGGTGGTACAGGGCGAGATACTTTATGTTGACCCGGACACAAAAAGAACCGCCGCTTGGCTGAGGGGTAATAGGCTACGATTGCCGTTCTCCCTCGCAAGCGGTGGCTCTAAAGCTACTTTACACTATGCCGACGGAAATGTCAAGGCTGTGACTGCCGAGCCGTTGCCGGGACGACCGCTGTACTACCTGAAGGCCGTGACGGAGACCGAGGCCCAGAAGCTCTACCCGGAAAAAGCAGCCGTGAAATACCAGCTGGAGGTGGACGCAGACAGCAGGGACGCCGCAAACAGCGGCGGCCTCGGGGACATGGACGCCCAGATGGAGACGATACAGGAGGCCGTGGAGGCAGGCGGGAACAAACGGGCGTCGGAAGAGGGCCTGCGAAGCATTGCACAGGCTGTGCGGGCCGACCACGGCAGCAAGGTGAGTGCCAAGTGGCTGACGGAGCGGCTGGGTGCGCTGAGCGACTACCTGAGCCAGGGCAAGGGGGTGGACTGGGCCGACGCCAACGCCTTTGTGATGGACATGGCCGAGCAGATCATGCAGAAGAGCGCAAAGCGGAACGATGAGCTGTGGAAGGCATACCCGGAGCTGCACAAGATGAGTATGCAGCTCGAGAAAGGCTCGGCGGCCTGCGGCGAGATCCTGTACCGGTACGGCAGCTGGGCAAACGCCCGGAAGGAGGCGGCCCGCCACGGCGTGAGCCTGACCTACACCAAGGACGGACAGGCCAGCCGGTGGGACGGAGACTTTGCAGAGCTGCAGAAGCTGGGCGCGGGACTGCTGCCTGCCGAGACGCCCAGCAGCGCCGCCGACGCTCTGGAGGCCATGATGAGCGCCCACGACGCCATCAGGCCCACCTTAGAGAACGCCTATGACGAGGACTGGGACGGGGCGAAGCAGGACATTGCCATGCAGATCTGGCAGCGGTACATGAACACGCCGGAAATGGCCATCGGCGAGAACGCCCAGCTGCGGGAGCAGTTTGCCCAGCAGCGGAAAGAGGTGCGGGACATTGCCCGGCAGCAGGCGCTGGAAGCAAGGGCCAAGGCCCAGATCGCGGCGGCGCAGCAGGCCAGGAAGGCGCAGGACGACCTGCTGGAGCCCTACCGGAGGGCTGCAGCCAAGGCGAACTACCGGAAGGAAGTGGCGGAGCAGTTTGCGAAAAAGCAGAAGGCCAGTGTGGAGGCCCGGGTGCAGCTGGAAAAGGATAAGCGGCTGAAGCAGGTGCAGAAGGCCCGGGATGCCCGGGAGATGGACAACACCCGGCGGAGCGTGCAGAAGCTGACAAGTGAGCTGACCCGGATGATCGAGAAGCCCAGCGAGAAGAGCTATGTGCCGGAGTATCTGGTGGATAAGGTGCGGCCGGTGGCGGCGCTGGCCAACGACGCCATAGGCAACCACGAGGCGGCGAAGAAGCTGCGGGCCGGGGTGAACGGCATCTACGGCCCGCTGCCGGCGGACATGAGCATACGGGACGCGATGGACGGCCTGAAGAGCGGCATCACCCGGGAAATGAAGATGGGCGAGCGGGCGGCGCTGGAATGGGAGAACAGCAAGCTGGCCGACGCCATTGACGACTGGCTGACCGACGTGAACGAGAACCGGCAGCTGAAAATGGAAGAGCTGCGGGGGCAGATCGAGCAGGCGAACAAGTGGCTGCCGGAGGACACCCCGGAGAAGCGGGCGTGGCTCAAGCGGCTGAACGAGGATCTGCAGGCCTACCGGGACGGTGCGATGGCGTCGCTGAGCGTGGAGGAGCTGCGGGGGCTGCGGGAGATCATGGAGCAGACCATGTTCATCGTGAAGAACGAGGCCGTGATGCTGGGCAGCATCGAAGACGTGATGATAGACGACTTTGCCGAGGGGCTGCACGGTGAGCTGAAGGAGGTGGCCGCCAAGCAGAAAAAGGGGGTGCTGGCCCAGCTGGGACGTGCGGCGCGGGACGTGTACCGGATAAACGCCACGAACATCGAGCGGAACTTCGAGCGCTTTGGCGGCTATGCCCACGGCGGCTTTATGGAGCAGCTGGGGCAGATGCTGAACGACGGGCAGGCCCGGAAGAACCGGATCACCGCCGAGGGCGAAGCCATCTTTGCCGACCTGACGGGGCCGAAGCACGAGAAGGAGCTGTACCATTTTACCCACGATCTGGTGGACATCGGACTGAAGACCGAGGACGGCAGGCCGTGGCTGGTGACCCACGACGTGATGGCGGAGCTGTGGGTGCAGCTGCAGAACCGGCAGGGTATGCACCACCTGCTGCACGGCGGCGCGACCATTGCGGACATGAGCCTGACCACCAAGGGCCTGAAGGGCGTGGGACGCCAGCGGGCCGAGACCGTGAAGCTGGGCGAGCTTGTGACCGTGGACGAGAGCGGGAACAAGCTGAACGCCTACGAGGTGAGTCAGCGGGAGGACGCGCTGCGCACCAGCATCATCGGAGAGATCGAAAAGAACCTGACCGAGTACGACAACAAGATGATCGCAGCGTTCCGGGAGCTGGGCAAGCTGACCAAGGGGTACATCAACGAGACGAGCCTTGCGCTCTCCGGCGTGAAGAAGGCCCGGGTGGACAATTACATCCGGCTGCACGTTGACCGGAACACCAACGTGGAGCAGAACACCGGCATCCAGTACGACAACAGCGTGGGCAGCGAGGGCTTTTTGCAGAGCCGCGTGAACAGCTCGAAGCCTCTGGAGCTGGTGGGACTGGTGCGGCAGGCGGCGGAGAGCATCGAGAACACGGCCCAGTACGCGGGCATGGCCATCCCGCTGCGGAACGCCGAGAAGGTGCTGAACTCGATGCAGGGCGGAAAGAGCCTGTACGGCCAGATAGAGAAGGTGTGGGGCGAGACGGGCCGGAGCTACCTGAACAAGGCGCTGGCCGACCTGTGCGGAACGAAGAGCGACCACGAGGTGTTCGACCGGCTGTGCAGCACCCTGCGGGGCAATGCCGCCGCTGCCGTGCTGACCGGAAACCTGAACGTAACGCTCTTGCAGGCAGCCAGCCTGCCGACCGCAGCCGCAGAGCTGGGCTGGGGAAGCACGGGAAAGTCGGTACTGCAATTTGTGAAGAACGTCTCGCCGAGCAAGCTGGCGGAGATCGAGAAGCTGGCCTACGAGCACGGCGACGCGATGCTGCCCACCCGCCTGCGGGGAAGCCGGAGGGGCGAGCTTGGAAGCACCGAGAAGGGCGTGGTGGGTACGCTGCACGACAGCGCCCGGAACGGAGACAACGCCGTGGTGCGAGCCGGCGTGAAGGCGGCGGACGCCATCGGCGACTTTGCCAGCGGAAGCATCGGGAAGGTGGACGAGATCACGACGGCAGCGCTGTACTACGGCGCGATGGAGTATGTGAAGAGCCACCCGGAGGAGTTCGACGCCGAGGCGGCCGTCTACGACAGCCCGGCCTACTGGGAGGCTGTGAAGCAGAAGTACCAGCGGGTGATGGAGCGGACCCAGCCCAACTACACCGCCATGCAGCGGACGGGCTTTCAGCGCACGAAAAACCAGATGGCCAAGACCCTGATGATGTTCAGCACCCAGCGCCAGCAGAACGCCCAGATCCTGGTGAGCGCGCTGGAGGACGCCGCGGCGCAGGCGGCACGGTACAAGGCAGACCCCAGCGCAGCCAACAAGGAGGCACTGGAGACGGCGAAGAAGCGGCGGGCAGACGCCATCTCGAGCCAGATCGTGCAGACGGCCCTGATCGCAGGGCTGGGCGTGGGGGTGAAGCTGCTGTTCCACAAGTGGGGCGACCTGCAGGATGAGAACGGCGACATGACCGGGTGGAGCCTTTTGAGCAATTTTATCTATCAGTTCTTCAACAGCGGGGTGAGCAACTTTACCGGCGGAAGCGAGGCGTGGAGAGCCGCCGAGACGGTGCTGACCGGAAAGAGCTTTGGCAGCTACGACACCATCAGCATGACGGGCTTTTCGGCCGTGAACGACGTGACCAAGAGCATCGCGAAGCTGAACGGCCTGCTGGACAAGGACACCGGTGAGATGACCGAGGAGGAGTTTGCGGAGTACGAGAAGAGCGTGCGGTGGGCGTGGGCAGACGCTGTGGGCCAGCTGGCCATGCTGGAGGGCATCCCCTACAACAACGTGAAGAAGTACGTCAAGGCCGTGAACGAATGGATGGACAGCATCAAGAAATGGAAGGAAGAGGGCAAAGTGAGCCTTGACTCTGCACCCTCTTCGGCCACCGGGCAGTACGACCGGCTGTACAACGCCATCCAGAGCGGGGACAGCGAGGAGGCTGCTGCGGCGATGAAGAAGCTGGAACAGATGAACAAGACGGACAAGGTGGACAGCGAGCTGGCAAGGCGGCTGAAGCAGTACGACGCCGACGTGCTGGCGGCGGCTGAGGCCCGGAACGCCGGGAAGACCCGGGCAGAGGAAAAGGCCCGGCAGGCCGTATTCGAGAAACTGCGGGAGGGGCTGGGCGTCGCCCCCGCGACGGACAGAGCCAAGGGCAAAGCGGACGCGGCCCGGCGGGCGCAGCTCATCGACGTGGTGAACAAGGCGGTGGACGGCAAGGCGGACGAACTGTTGGCGGGCAGCAAGGACGGCAGCGTATACGACGCGCTCCTGGACGAAGTGGAGAATGGCCGGGTGGAGGACGTGCAGGCCGAGATCGGCCGACTGCTGACCGCAGGCAAGGACAAGGGCAGCATCAAGGACAAAATAACCGAGGCCGTGAAGGAAGAGTATCTGGCCGGAAGCGACGGCGACCGGGAGAAGCTGGAAAAGAAGCTGCTGGCCCTCGAGGACGCAGACGGAAACCCGCTGTACGAGGAAAAGAACTTTGCGCAGTGGGTGAACGCTGCGGACAAGAAGGCCGAGAAGGCGAAGGACGAGAAGAACTGGTGGGAGGGGGTGAAATAAGATAAGGGCAGGCGCTCTGGTGATGGACCGGGGCGTCTGCCCTTTTTGTATATCTGGATAAGTCTGCAACGGCGACGACCGCGGCCAGTGGCCGAAACAGGGAGGAGCTGTTGGGGCAGCGGCCAGCAAGATGCAAGCGGCAGCGCAGCAGATGCTGGGAGCCGCAACCCGCGCTCGCCCGCGGCGAGACCTTACAAAACTACTGCGGGCTTGCATAAGTCCGCAGTAGTTTTGAAGCAGGGGACGTGGTAGGCTGGAGAAGAAGAGGCCTTTAGAAACGGCAGCGGACCGGAAGGAAACCTCTCAGCTTTGCAGTCCGCCTGACGGCGGCGCTGCAAAGCAGCTCCCCTGGCGAGGGGAGCCTTTCTCAAAGGAAGGAGCCTCAGAGTGAAAGTAAGGATCATCAAAGACCGATTCGGCGGGATGGGCTGGCGGGCCGAGCCGGGCGTGCTGCATCTGGGCGGCGTAGGAACGGCGGGCGTGGAGAGCCTGAGCTTCGCGCTGCCGGAGGAGTGGAGCGGGATGGCCGTGACCCTGCACATCGAGCAGGAGGGCGGCACGCTGCCCCAGCCGGTGCTGCTGGACGAGAGCCGGGAAGTGACCATTGACCGACGCTTTACGGCCGCCCGGCAGGGGCTGTGGATGCTGCTGGCCCAGAGCGCGGACGGCTACACGGCCATGAGCTGCCCGGCGAAATACGACTGCTACGAGACCATTGGGCTGTCAGGTACGGTGGAGGACGTAGACCCCAGCGTATACGCCCAGTTTGTGGCGCTGGTGCAGCAGGCCGTGAACACGGCCATGAACGAGGGTGCAGCCGCAAAGGACGCGGCCAAGACGGCGCAGGCGGCGATGGATGCCGCCCAGAAAGGCGCAGCCGCCACCCAGAAGGAGCGGATGAGCGCCGAGGACGCCGAAAACGCTGCTGCCCTTGCGGCGGCAAGGACGCAGGCAGACATCACAGCTGCGGCAGCGAGTGCTGCCAGCGCACTGGGCGCGGCAAATGAGACACTGGATGCCTGCACCGCTGCCACCCAGGCGGCGAACCGGGCGGCGAACCTTGCCCCGAAAAAGGAGGAGCGCCGCCTGCTGATGCGTCTGCTGCGGGAAGCTGCCTACCAGACAAAGACCGCCGACACCCTGCTGGACCAGCTGAGCGGGGTATGGGCCGAGGTGCCGGTGGAGGCCGTGCGACTGACCCGGGACAGCCTGACCCTGTATGCGGGAGAGCGGACGGCGCTGGGAGTCCGGATCAGCCCCGAGAATGCAACGGAGCAGACCGTGCTGTGGGAGAGCAGCGACGAGGCTGTGGCCGCTGTGGAGGACGGCGTCATTACGGCAAAGACCCCCGGCGGGACACGGATCACGGCCCGGGCAGACGGGTGCAGCGCAGAGTGCGCCGTGCTGGTGAAGCCGGTAGTGGAGCGCGTGAGCCTGAGCGCTGACGCCCTGACCCTGACGGCGGGTGAGACGGCGGTGCTGGACGCAGCCGCCGACCCGGAGGGCGACGTGGCGTGGCTGAGCAGCGACGAGACCGTGGCCGAGGTGAGCGACGGCACCGTGACGGCCAAGAAGCCGGGCGCTGCGGCCATCCTCGCCGCCAGCGGCGGGAAATACGCCTGCTGTGCCGTGCGGGTGCGGGAGGCAGAGGCGCCGGTAGAGGCTGTGACCCTGAGCCAGACCGCCCTGACACTGAAGCCGGGGGAGACTGCGACCCTGACAGCCACAGTCAGCCCGGAGAATGCTGATCAGGCTGCGGTGTGGTACAGCGCCGACCCGGAGACCGCCAGCGTGACCGGGGGCGAGGTGGTGGCCATCTGCGCCGGTACTGCTGAGATCGCAGCCATTGCGGGCGGCGTGAAGGCGGCGTGCAGCGTAACGGTGGCCGAGGACGGCCTGAAAGCCGCCAGCCTGATGCTGAGCGCCGGGACGCTGGAGCTGACGGAGGGCAGGACTGCCACCCTGACGGCCACGGTGCTGCCCACCAGCATCCCCCAGAGCAGCATCGTATGGACCAGCTCCAACGAAGAAGCTGCCGTGGTGGACAGCGGCGTGGTGACGGCCCGCGCCGCCGGCGCGGCCATCATCCGGGCCAGCGTGGGCGGCAAGACGGCCAGCTGCACCGTGACCGTAAAGGCGGCGAGGGTGCCGGTGAGCAGCGTGACACTGGATCGCAGCACCCTTGAGCTGAGCGTGGACGGCACGGCCCGGCTGACAGCCACCGTGCGGCCCGAGAACGCCGACGACCGCACCGTGGTGTGGCAGAGCAGCCGGGAGGACGTGGCCACCGTGAGCGGCGGCATCGTGCGAGGCGTGGCCGAGGGCAGCACAGTCATCAGCGCCACGGCAGGCGGCGTAAAGGCCGAATGCAGCGTGACGGTGAGCCAGGCACTGGTGTGGTGCAGCGTGGTGAACCGGCTGAGCCACGTGACCACCGACCAGACCGCCGTCGTGGTAGCGAAGGGCCGGGCCTACAAAGCCGCCCTGACCGCCGAGAGCGGGTACATCCTGACCGAGGTGAACGTGAAGATGGACAGCGAGGACATTACGAAAACGGCGTGGAATGCCGAAGAGGGCTGCGTGAACATCGAGGCCGTGACCGGAAATGTGGTCGTCACGGCAAAGGCGGAGGTAAAAGAATGAGTGAACCAATCTACAACAGCGCAGGCGAGGTGCTGTACCCGGGCCTTGCGGGCGACGGGGCCGGATACCGGGGAAGCCGGCTTGTGACCCTGACGCCGGAGGGCTGGGAGAAAGCGGAAGGAACGTGGCCCCTGATGCAGGACGCACCGGTGCCGGAAGCAAAGACCGGCTATGCGGCTCTCGGCTCCTACCCGGACAACTACGGTGCAGCGGCGCAGGAGGCGGGATGCCCGGCCTACTGCGAGGCGCGGGACGGCTTTGTCCGCTTTTACGCCAGGGCGAAGCCCTCCGGAGACATCCGGGTGCAGGTAACGCTGCTGGGCAACGCGGGCGGCACTGTAGTGACAGGACTGGTGGCGGGGAGCGGTGTGAGGGTGAACCCCACCCTCACCATCTCCGGCGCTGCGGCGGACGCTGCGGCGGCGGGCGTAAGAATTAAAATGCTCGAGATGCAGTTCGGCTCTGGCATTGATGGTTCTAGTTTCGTTACTGCCTTTGACACGCTTGACGGCGTGGAGCTGACGGGTGTGTGGAACAAGAAAGCGTCGAGGGTGGATTTTTAAGAGGAAGGAGGATTTGAATGCAAATCAAAGACTTAGCCATTGGTGATGGCTTTGTATACCTGATGGAAGGCAGCACAAAAGTCAAGTTTTACGTGCTGGCCCACAACTACGAGAGCGGCCTGAACGGCAAGGGACGGACGCTGTTTTGCCGGGAGAGTCCGGTGACGAGCGGGGTCCATAATGTGTCTAAAAAAGATACTTACGTTGTCGATAAAAGCGGTGAGGCCACCTGGTACAAAAACACCTATGTGAATAAGTTTTCCGACGAAGTACGGAACTTGATCGGCACGACAAAATATGTCGGTCATTATGTTTACCATTATGACCATTCCGCTACTGGCGGTGGTAGCGGAGCAGCACTTGGCAGCGACACATACAAGTCAAGCTTTTTCCCTATTTCGGCAGCGGAAGTCGGGGCATCGGGCTTCTCCGACGGCTCTGCGCTTTCCTCAGCCGCAATCAGCAGAATCAGCAACATTCGAAACCACTACGGAAGCGGTATCTGGACGAGAAGTCCATATACGCGCATTACGTATACTGACGGGTCGCATTGGCCGGAAACCTATTACTATGCCAACAGCGTCTACATAGCTTCCGCAAGCGATTCCAGTGTTACGACTGCCGAAGGAACTTACGGCAGTAGTTACGGCTACCTGCCCTGTTTCACCCTGCCGGAGACGTTATACATCGATAAAGACGGCTTCCCGACTGCGAACCAGCCGCCGGAAGTGACTTCCGATGTGGGCGAGAGCGGCGTAGTGCTGGGAGAGAAAAACGAGCCGTTTGCACTGCCCTTCACCGTGACCGACGGCGACGGAGACCCCATGACCATCACCGAAAAGGTGAACGGCGTGGCGCTGGCCGTCCGCGAGAACGTGGCCTCCGGCACCGAACTCACGGTACAGTGCCTGAGCGAGAAAGCCCTGTTCCAGCAGATCCTCAACGGAGAAAACACATTGGTGCTGGAAGCGGACGACGGCAAGACCTCGACAGAGTGGACGGCGACCTTTACTAAAAATGTGACAAGTGCCGTCCTCTCGCTGGCCCAGCCCCTGACGGCGGACGACACCATCACCGTGGCTGCGCTGACACTGGAGGGCAGTTTCCCGGCAGACATGAGCCTGACCGTGGAGCTGACCAATAACGCACGGGACGATGCTCCCGTGTGGGAGAACTGCACCGACATCCAGCGCGGCGAGAGCTTGGCCTTTGCACACCACGCCTTTGCCAACAAGACCGCCGCCAAGGGAGCGGCCTTTAACTACAAGGTGACGATCACCCGGGGAGCTTCCGGCGTCGGCGGCAATATCACCATGATCGGAGGTGTTATCGGATGAGTCTGCACAAAACAGAAAAGAGCCTGAAAGAGCTCCACCGGAAGCTGGCAGAGGAGCAGAAGCTCAGGGAGCTGCCCGGCCTCGTGGCGGAGATCGAGGACGCCATGTGTGAGCAGGATACGACATCAGAGAAGCGGATGGCGGCTATCGAGGACTCGCTGTGCGAGCTGGATGCCGCCGTCAACAAATAAGGAGGACATCAAAATGGACAAAATCTGGGCAAACAGACTGGTCGCAGGCACCAAGACGTGGGCAGAGATGCCCGCACGCCGCCATGCCGGAGTCAAAGCGGAGCTGGCCAAGCGGGTGGCCGAGGACGAGATCACCGCAGAGCAGTACAAAGAGATCACGGGGGAGGACTACAATGAGTAAACTGCTGGAGCTGCTGGAAAAGCTGGTGCGGGCCATCTTTGGCCCCGGTAACGAGGCAGAGACCACCCCTGACGCCCCTGCTACCGCCCCGGAGCAGGTAAACGCTCCGCCCGGCTGGGAGGGCGACCCGCCCTACCGGTACATCGACGTGAGCCGGTGGCAGGGAAAAATCAAAATGGAGGGCTGGCAGGCTATCAAGGGGGCTGGCTACAAGGGCGTCATGCTCCGGGCCTGCGGGAACAGTGCTAGCTACAACCCCAGCAAGGCGTACATCGACCCGACTTTCGAGACCAACTACGCCAACGCCAAGGCAGCGGGGTTGAATATTGGCGTCTACTATTTCACGAAGGCCATGAGCGAGGCAGAGGCTGAGAAGGAGCTGGCGGTACTGCGGAAGGCGCTGCGGGGCAAAGAGCTGACCATGCCGGTGGCGGTGGACATGGAAGACGCCATGCTGACTATTCACAAGCCGAAAGACCTGACCAACCTCGCGGCCTACCACCTCGAGCAGATCGAGAAGATGGGGTTCTTCGCCCAGCTCTACACCTACACGAGCTATGCCAACCGCTTCCTTGAGATGGAGCGTCTGGCCGGGCGGTGGGACATCTGGCTGGCCGACTACACGGGCAAGACCCCGAAGGTGCAGTTCAAGTATAGCGCCCACCAGCACAGCAGTGAGGGCCGTGTGCCGGGCATCAATGGGCCGGTGGATCTCGACGTGACGACCGTCAACTATCCCAAAATCATCCGTAAGAAGGGTCTGACCCGTCTCCGGGAGGGCGCATGAGCGAAGCGGTTATTGTGGCACTGATCACCGGCGGTCTGAGCCTGATCGGCACGTTTGTCTCCAACAACCGCACCGCTCAGAGCATGGACGCCAAGCTGGACAAGCAGCAGGCCGTCACCGAAACAAAGCTGGAGGAGCTGACCCGGGAAGTCCGGGCGCACAACAACTTCGCCCAGCGTGTGCCGGTGCTCGAAGAGCAGATGAAGGTGGCAAACCACCGCATTGCAGACCTCGAAAAAGAGAGAGGAGAGTAATACATGGCAACGATCAATAACATTTTGGGCGTCATTCCCGCCCCGGTGGCGGCAGTGCTGATGCTGGGAGGCTTTATTTTCTACGCCCTTGGCTGCGTCCGGCTGGGCTATGGCGCAGCCGTCAAGGGCACTGTGCTCGACCTGATAGAGCAGGCGGAGCACGAGATTCAGGGCACCAAGAGAGGCGCAGAGCGCAAGGCGTGGGTCGTCAAGATGCTTCGCGTCACCCTGAGTACCAGCAAATACGGCAGGCTCATCAGCTGGGCCATCACCGATGAGACCATCGGCGCGGTCATCCAGTTTTTCTTTGACCGGGCAAAGGCGGCGCTGCAAAAGCAGTAAGGAGGCATAACACATGGATTTAAGAAGTACCGTAGAAATGATGCTCAGCAGCGATTACAAGGAGCGTTTTCGCGCAGAGTATTTTCAGGCAAAAATCCGTTACGAAAAGCTGCACCGCATGACTATCCTGTATGAGGCCGGGACTTTGAGTTTTACGCCTTCCTGCTCTTTGGCTCTTTTGAAAGAGCAGAAAACGGCTATGGGAAATTATCTCCATGCGCTCGAAGTCCGTGCTGAAATTGAGAAAGTCGATTTGAGTAAGGAGTAA